CGTCGTGCTAGGTTTCGATGGCATTAAAGAAGCCGCCGAAGGGCTGAAGGAACCGTTCGACTCATTGAAGGAATCAGTGAGCGGCGAGTTTGCCGCGGCGCTTGAGGAACCCTTCGAGAATCTAGGCGGGCTTATCACCAACCTTGAGGAGCCCATGGCTGGCCTAGGTGCTAGCGTGGGGGGCCTCATGGGGGGGCTTGTCGATACAATTGTTAACAATCAAAGTGAACTTGAGAAGCTCATCGCGTCCGCGGGTGAGTTCACAGACGCCATGGGTCCCGGATTAAATACCCTGCTAGAGGGTGTTTTATCCATTGGCACCGGCCTAGATGGCATAGCCGGGGATTTTGGCGCTGCTTTCGGTGGCGTCCTCGAAACGCTGGGTGAGAAGTTTCAGGAGTACGCTTCTAGCGGGGCGACCACTGCCCTGATTCAGGGCATGATCGAAGCCCTAGGCGGCCTGTCAGATTTGATAGGCCCCCTGCTGGATTTGATCGTCGAGCTAGGTATCGCCCTAGGTCCCAGCTTTGGCGGTATCCTATCCGCCCTGGGGGAGATTATCGCCCAGCTGGTGGAGCCGCTTTCCACTATCGCCCAAGTAGCTGGTCAAGCCTTGGTTGAAGCGCTGAACGCGCTGGCGCCAATGTTTGGGCCGATAGCGCAGGCGATTGCTGACCTGGTGGTAGCACTCGCGCCGCTGTTGCCGTCGATTGCTGAGCTGGTCGCGTTCCTGGGCACCGCGTTGGCCGAGGCAATTAGTGCCGTAGCCCCGCTGGTTGGGGACATTTCCAACTTGCTGGGTGAGGTGTTCCGCATAGCCATTGACGCCTTGACGCCTATCATGCCTGTCATCATCGAGTTGATTCAGACGCTGGCTGGTGTTGCCTCCGCCCTGTTGCCGTCGATTGCTGAGCTAGCTAGCGTACTTTTCCCCGCTTTTGCGCAGATCATGGAAGCCATTGCCCCGATTCTGGGTGATATCGGTGCCCTGATTGGTGATGTTCTCCGCATGGCCATTGAGGCGGTGATCCCGTTGATTCCGGTGATTGTCGATACGATCCGTATTCTGGCTGATGTTGTGGCCATGTTGATTCCCGTGGTTGCCGAGGTCGCTAAGTTCTTGTTCCCCGCGTTGGCTGAGATTCTTCAGGTGGTGGCCCCGCTGCTTCCTGATTTAGCTAATTTGATAAAGTCCCTGATTGAGGCCCTGCTGCCGATTATTCCGCCCCTGATGCAAGTTGCTGAGGCGTTGTTCCCGGCACTGGTACGGATTATTGAGCTGATTATCCCGATTATCATTCAGGTGGCGGATATCTTTGTGCAGCTGGTGCAGGCGCTCACGCCGCTGTTGCCGCCGCTAGCCGATTTGATTACTGAGTTGTTGCCACCAATTGTTGAGCTGATGGAGGCTATCGCTCCGGCAACGTCTGCGGTGGTTGGGATTGTCGGCAAACTAGCGGTTGCGCTGACCAAGGGCCTGGTTGATGCGGTAATTGCCATTGGCGGTAAGCTAGGCTGGCTCAAGGACCTGTTCTTTAAGATTATTGACGTCATTAAGACAGCATTCCAGTGGATCACTGATTTTCTGGATTCCGCGGGTGATGTGGGTGGTATCTTTGGCGGCGGCGGTAGCTTTGGCGGTGTAGGCGGCGGCGGCGGTGGTTTCGTTGGCGGCGGCGATGACGGTTCGTTCCATGGGGCCGGTGGCGGCGGTATTGGCGCCGCCTTCCACAACCTACTAAACCGGCCCTTGCCAACGCCCCAGGTGATTAATAATTTCGAGATCACTATCAACGGCCCCATCGACGCCCTAGAGACCGGCCGGAAACTCCGCGAAATCCTCGACTACTACGACGAACGAATGAGGCGCTAACCATGGGTGTTATGGCAAACATGCTACAAATTTCAATCTTCCCGCCGAACAGCCAATGGAACCTGAACTTACGTGCCGTCGTTGACGGTCTCACCATCACCTGGGGGCGCACGAACCTTTATCGCGCCCCAGCCAATCGGACGTGTCAATTCCAAATGCTCATGGAGCACGTTACTTTAACGCGGGTAATGCAAAAATGGGTTAATTCAGAACTCATTATTACGGCTAAACCCGCGAGTGGCGATTTAGTGATATTTCAGGGCATTATCGACGATTTTAAAGTCACCCCGAAGGACACGAAAATCGGTGATTATATCGTTGATTTTACCGCCACTGAATCCCCTACCTGGTCAAACAGGCTCAACGGTCTATTTTATGATGCTAAAAACCTTCGTGATTTTAATACTCGTTTAGGGCGTGTCCAACGCGAATTAGGCACATTTATTGCCCTGGATGTAAATACAAGTTATTTGGCTGAACCACCCGAGAATCAAATCAGTGTGAAACAACTAGCTGAATCATTGGTTTGGCGACCAGGAGCCTTCCCCGCTTGGTGCCCCGACTGGAAAAGGTTAGCGCCGACAGTTCACCAGCTAGACACGCCAGAGGGCGGCGCCCCGTGGGTACTGTCCCCGAAGGTGTTAATAGACTTGGATCAGGGCATGTCCTGGACTTCCGATAACACACCCACGACCATCTTGTATAGCGCTGGTGGCCTGTTTGGAAAGAGCAAATACGCCCGTGATACCCGAGTCCTTCGTGAAACCCGCGACCAATGGGATAGGGGTAATATCGTCGAGCTTGATATCCCATATTGCCCAGATCAAGGCGGTATTATCGGCTACGCCGAAAATCATTCTGAGCTGGCGAAAGCCCAGCTGGGGAGCCCCCGCCGAATACGGCTTGACACCCGCCGAAATCCTGACTTCCTCAACACGTATCTGGGTTGGGAGTGCTGGGAAACCCCGAACAGATATATACAAGTAACGGGGGACAAGTGGGCAACAAAGTATCATGGTGAACTGCTGCTACAGCAAACTTATTACCCGATTGGTGGAACGCTCACTCTCTACCATTGGGGTTTCACTCACGATCTTTACTGTGCCTGGGGACCGACCGACGACGCGATAACGCCCCCACCACCACCGCCCCCGCCGCCGCCGAAACCGACCACGTGGGCCACCACTACCACTAAGTGGGCCACCACTAACGGCACTTGGAAAGGATAGGATATTTCATGGCCATAACCGACCCGCGCAATATTCAGCACCTCAATGCTGACGGAAGCGATGCAATCAGTCAATTTCCCGCTGTTCAACGCAATAATGCAGCAAAGCTGTCAGAGGCACTGACTACAAGCACCGAAACCGTCGCGCTTAACACGTCCTTCCGCAACGCCTCCGGCTTGATCCAACGAATAGGGAAACTTCGGATTTTGAGCCTTGAGTTTCGTACTACCAGTGACGCTGTTGCCGCCACGCGGCTTCTAGCCGGCACCCTTGCCGCTAGTGACCGGCCAACAAAAACCATCTATGCCGCTCTAGCCGGCGCTAACGACCTGAACGATGCTGTAGGGGTACGGGCAAGGCTAGGCACCGATGGTACAGTCACCTGTCCGGTGCCCACGATCATGCAGTCAGGCGCCTACTATGGGGGACAAATAGTCTGGGTTGTGGCCTAGATCACTCCCCCATTTATAAAAAATAGTAATTATGCTATCTGCGTTGAATCGTACCCAGGCGGTGCCTCACCAGTTTCTAGCCAGTCAGGGTCAACGCCAGTAGCAAATGCGATAAGATTTAGGGATGCCTTCCTTGGTTTTGTCCTGCCTACCTCGATGTTCGCTATCGACGCCCGACTTAGGCCGGTGATTGTCGCTAGCTCTATTTGCTGCATTTCCGCCACTTCACGAGCGAGTCTAACCCGGTGGCGTAGCTGGAATTTTGGGATAATCCATTCGTTTTCCGTCTTCTTTAGCATATGTAGAATACTACTCTTCTAGATAGGATATTGGCAATTATTGTTAGAAAAAATTGATTAATAGGGGCGAGTGCTTGATTAATGGGGGAAACTTGCGTATTATTCTAGCCATGAGTGAATCACGATGGCGGCTATCGAAAGAACATGGGCTAGTCATTGACGGTGTAATGGTTTGTACGCCGCTTATGGTTTGCGCCGACGGTATTATTGTTGAAAACAACCCGTCCGGTTCTTCGTATCTACGTTTGACCATCTGCATGGATGAACCCATTGCCGTAGCATCGGATATTCCATTCAACATTGGTGCGCTGCAACCTGGGATGGATAAAGAGTCATTGGCTGACCTTGAGCCCCGTAGGGCTCAAGGTCTTTAGGCATTTTTGAGGAGGAAATATGGACGAGTGCACAGACGAACAATTAGCCACCATGGCCAAGGAAGCGTGGGACGAGGCGTTTTCCAAGATGCCCCCGGTGCCTTACTTTGAGGCTTGCTTGGACGCTATCGAGTCCGCCGCCGAGGTGGAAAACTACCCGAACGATCAAGTCGAAACACTGTACTACGAGTTGGCGTTTGCTGTTCGGAAAACGGCCCTCGAAGGGCACGGGATCGACTATCTGGACAACGAGCTACGGGAAATGATGGAGCGAAAGGCCTCAAAGAAAGGGTGGTTTTTCCTGAACGATCACCTCAAAGATGCTCAGGCTGATGCGTTGCGTCTGGAGCAGGAACGCATGCCGGTAGGTGACGAAAATGCCGATGACACGAACTAACACGGGCGCCTGGGAATTTAGGCCGGCGCGCGCTGATAGCGGTATCTACTGTGATGTTTGCGGCCGGGTGTTCGCTAGGCCGGCGCCGCCGCCGAACCAGGCCGGCAAACGGGTTTGTCGGGATTGCCGACAGGCTGCAAGGGAAAAAAAGACAGGGATGCTGTTCTAATTGTTTGTTGGGTTTAGGTGCCCCCGCCGCTTCT